CGAATGTTACAAGCAATTCTTCTATAATGATAGGATATAGAGCAGGGGAATCAGTAGTAACAGGTACAGGAAATATCTTTATGGGTTATGATAGCGGTAAAGAACAAACAGAAAGTGGAAGCACAGCTATTGGTTATGAGTCTGCAAGGAATATTAACGGCAGAGAAAATACTGTATTAGGTTATCAAGCTTTAAAAGGTAATGGCTCAAGTTTAGCAGCTTGGAGAAATGTTGCAATTGGATATAAAGCAATGACAGTTATAACTACAGGAGACAATAACATAGCTGTTGGTTTAAATGCAGGAGATTCAATTACTACAGGTTCAAATAATACGTTTATAGGAGATTCTGCCGATGGTGCTGCTACAGGAGATAATCAAATTGCTTGTGGTAATGGCGCGGTTGCTTCAGGCTCTAATGTTGGTATATGGGGTAATGCTTCAGTAGCCACTAATAACATTACAGTTGACTGGACAGTAACATCAGATGAAAGAATTAAAGAGAACATTGAAGATGCTTCTTTAGGATTAGACTTCATCAACGCATTAAAACCTAAGACCTATACTAAGAAACACCCTGCTGATTGGGATGAGGCAATCCTTGAAGATAGATTTAAAAAAGGTGGTTCTGAGTATGACGAAGAAAAAGGCGCACCAATCAAAGGAGAGTTTGATACTGAAAAGATTCATAATGGTCTTATTGCTCAAGATTTAAAAGCAGCGATGGATTCCCTAGGTGTAGACTTTAGCGGTTGGAACGAAGATAGCAATGGTAAACAAGGAATACAATATGCTGCATTAGTAATGCCTTTGATTAAGGCGGTACAAGAGTTGTCTGCAAAAGTTAAGGAATTAGAAAATAAATAAACATTAAATAAAACAAAAATGGCATTAGAAATTTCAAAATCAGATACAGCTAAGTTAACTATTCAAGGCACAAGCATTGAGTTAGATAGCGCATACGCAAGAATCGAACTAGCAGCAGCAGCTAATGGTGTGAATATGCAAATGGGAATGTACTACTACGAAAATGCAGCAGCATTTACAGCAGGCAGCAAAGTGTTAAAAATTTCAGAGATGAAACCTTTGTATAACGCAGAGGTTGACATTGCTCAAGGCGAAACACAAACTATCTTACTTGCTTCTGAGAAAGTCAAAGAAGCTTTAGAGGCACAAGGATATACTGTCGCTATCGTAGAGTTATAATGAAGCAGATTAAGCTAGACGTACAATACTTAGGAACTATTGGGGTGTTTGTTTGCACCCTAGTAGGGTTCTATTATACCACTAGCTATAGGCTAGATGAGTTGGAGAAGAAGGTAGAGGTTCTAGAGACTAACAGCGAAGCTGTGATCAGGCTAGAGGAAAGATTAAAGAACGTACAACAAAAGACCGATGAGATATATAAGCATATCATTGATTTTATTAGCAATAGCTAGTTGCAGTTCTGACAGCCCTCAGCCAAGCGATGATCCTGTTGATACTGTAGTAATAGAATACATGGAAACTAAGGACACTTTGATTATCTTAGACACAGTGAGTGTAGTAAAAAAAAATGCCAAAAATCTGTGGACTCCCAAATGCAGAGCTTACGGAAGATGGAGAACAAGCTAGACAGACTAAAGCGTAAGCTTAAAGAACGCAAGGAGCGAAGAAATAAAAAACGAAAGTAATGGCAATTAAAAAAACATTTAAACCTCACATGATGTATAGTAAAAGTGGCAAAGGTGTTAAAGCTAATACTATGAAAAAACATCTTGAGTTAAAAAAGAAAGGTTATGGTCATACTAAGCCTAAATCTAAAAAGAAGTAATAATGGAACCAGAAGGAATATTAGGATTAATAAAAGAATTTGGATTACCATTAATATTATTATTAGGAGCAATCTATGCTCTCTACAAGTTTATGGTGTTTAGCTTATATGAAGTAAAGAATACCTTCACAAAAAGACATGAAATAGCTGCTCAGAATATGGAAGAAATGAAAGAATCACTAGCAGAGATTAAAGCAGATTTAAAAGTAATAATAGAGTTTATAAAAACAATCAAATAAATGATTCCTTTTAAATTTAATTTAAGGGTTGCAATTAAAAAAATAATGTCAGAGAGAAAACAAAAATACACTTGGATATTAGACCCAGGACATGGAGGCATGATAGATGGCGAGTATCAAACCGCAGGCAAACGTAGTCCTGAGTTTGAGTTTGGTCAATACTTTGAGGGTGTAGGAAATAGAGAGATAGTAAAGAAAATCGTTAAGCAGTGTAGAGTTTTAGGGATTTCAGCTATTGACATTGTAGATTCAGAGGAAGACGTTTCTCTAAAAGAAAGAGTAAGGAGGGCAAATGAGCTACACAAGCAAAAGAAAAACTGCATTTATGTGTCTATGCATAGTGATGGTTTTGATGACCCTAGAGCACATGGCTACAGTATTTATACATCTGTTGGTGAGACTTCTAGTGATGCTATTGCAACTATATTTTTAGATACTATGAAGGACTACTTTCCAGACCATAGATTAAGACATGACAATACAGATGGGGATGAAGATAAAGAGGCACATTTTTATGTCCTTAAAAAAACCGCTTGCCCTGCTATACTTATAGAAAACTTTTTCTATAGTAATCCTAGAGAGTGTGAGTTGCTGTTAAATAAATCCTTTCAAGACAAGATTGTTACTTGTCATATGGACAGCATCAAGAGATTAGAAAGATAATTTTTGTTATCTTTGTCTTAACAATAACACATATTTATGTTAAAGAAAATATTTGCAGAAGCATTACCTAGTTTAGCCAAAGCTACAGCTAGTGTAGTAAAAGACCACAAAGGGAAAGTATCTTCAAAGAGAGTATTTAGTGTCCTTGGTGGTGGATCACTTATTACTGCTGGATTAACAGTAATCGACAGCGGTTTAGAAAGTGGCGATGACAAAGTATTATTAGTAGGTTTAGGACTTGTAGGAATGGGTGTAGTAGCAGGCTACTTAGCATCTTTTAATATCAAAGAAATTTCTACAAGTGCTGATGATAAAGAATAAAGATGGCAATGGGCGACATACATGACAGACTTATAGGTTTCATAGGGGGTAACACTATGACTATGCTATCAGGCGTAGTTACAGGTGCTGAAATTGGAAAGGTAGTGATATTAGGGCTTATAGGCGGTGTAGTCGGTATGTTAGGCAAAGACATCTATCAACAGATAAAAAAGAACTTATGGCAAAAATAAGCACATATGCAACAGTTGCTCCAGTAGCAGCAGATTTAGTCTTAGGGACTGATAGTGGTTCTTCGGATGCTACTAAAAACTTTACTGTGCAATCTCTATTTAATGCCGCTATTACCCTAAGTGCATATAATGACGATGCAGCAGCAGGGGCAGCAGGGTTAACAACAGGTCAATTATACCAAACAGCAGGTGGAGGAGCCGCTCCATTAAATGTTGCTGGTATAGTTATGGTAAAACAATAAATCATTAATTAAATAAAATCAAATCAAAATGTCAGAAGAAATTAAAATGTCTGAACAAGACTTAGCAAAAAGACAAGACTTAGCACAAAGATTACAGAACAACATCCTAGCAATAGGAGACGTAGAAGCTGCAATGCATAGACTTGCTACAACTAAAAGCTCGTTATTAGAAGATCATTTAAGACTTGATCAAGAGATTAGAGAGTTTAACGCTTACCTTAACGAAACTTACACTAAGAAGGAAGAACCTGTTCTTAGCGTAGAAGAGTAAAATGCATATACGTAAGGTCTCTATAGGTGCAGACTATAAGTCTGGAGCCATGCACTACGTGCAAGGAAATTACATATCTAAATCTTCAAATGATACTATCGATACTATTCAGATAATGAAAGATGGTTCTGTGAAGATTTGGATACGTACCCGCAATGGCATAATCTTATGGAAAGAGTTTACTAAAAATATGCCTTACGCTATAGAGTATAACATAGATTTATAATGAGGTCTCCATTTCAGTTTATCGTAAAGCCATTAGGAGGAAGGCGTTATGATAACATACGCAAGTATGGAGATGTAGACTTTATTATAAGCTCTGATCAAGAAGACCACACTGTTACAAATAGGTTTGCAGAAGTAATATCTGTGCCTTTAAATTATAAAGGAGAAGTAATACCTGGAGATACCTTGTTAGTACATCATAATGTTTTTAGAAAGTATTACGACATGAAAGGAAGGGAGCGTAGTAGCTATTCCTTTTTTCGTGATGACTTGTTTTTTATAGACGACCAACAATACTTTTTATACAAACATAATGGGGTATGGAAAGCCCCTAGTCCCTATTGTTTTATAGAGCCTATTGTTAATGAAGAATACGATGTCTTTACTGCCAATCTAGAAAACCATATAGAAAAGGGATTAGTGGGAAAAATTAAGTATATTAACTCGGCTTTAGAGAAGTTTGGCTTAAAGGTTGGTGACACGATAAGCTTTCAGCCAGAGAGTGAATATGAGTTTAAGGTAGAAGGCGAGAAGTTGTATAGAATGATGACACATAATATATGCGTACAGATATAGAAACCATAAAGCGACAAGTTATAGCTGCGGGTGAAAAAGCAGTAAAAGAGCTTATTAAAGTAGCACAGGAGGATATTATAAAATATAACCCTGAAGATGACCTTGCTGCTGATCGCCTTAAAAATGCTGCTGCCTCTAAGAAGTTAGCAATCTTTGATGCCTTTGAGATACTACAAAGGATAGAAGAAGAAAGAGCCATTTTAGATGGCGAAGAAAAAAAGAAAGACACTACACTAAATCAAGGGTTTGCAGAAAGAAGGTCTAGAAAATAATGGAAAACTCCTTATATGAAATAGTGTCCCTTGACTTACCTAAAGTAGTATTATACAATAAGAATAAAACAAAAACGTGGGAATATGGATATAATGAGAAGTACGACATTGTCGTTATATCTAAAGATGGCACACTAGGAGAGGTATATGAGATAAATGGGCTAAGAGTAGGACTGCCTGTTATGCCAAAGAAAATAGATAAAGGTATTAATAAATGGGAGCCATCAGAATACCCAAAAGAACTAAGCAGGATACGTACTATATTCGACTGGAATAAGAGAGACAACAACTTCAAAGATACGTGGGTAGATTACATAGAGCAGGAATTTGACAGAAGAGAAGAAGGGCACTGGTTTATGAACAATGGGAAGCCTACATACATCACAGGATCCCATTATATGTATTTACAATGGACCAAAATCGATGTAGGCAAGCCTGACTTTAGAGAAGCAAATAGGATATTCTTTATGTTTTGGGAAGCTTGCGTAGCAGATACACGTAGCTTTGGTATGTGCTACCTAAAAAACAGGCGTTCAGGATTTTCGTTTATGAGTTCCTCAGAAGCGGTGAACACAGCAACTATTAGCCGTGATGCTAGGGTAGGCATACTCTCTAAGACAGGATCAGATGCTAAGAAGATGTTTACCGACAAGGTGGTACCAATATCAGTACACTACCCCTTTTTCTTCAAGCCAATACAGGAC